TCTTCACAGAATCGTCAGTTTTATCTACAGACGCGATAGAATCTGCCTCAGTACCAACTGGCATTTTCTGAGCACTTGCTTCCTCGATTTGATTGTTCTCCTCGACAGGAAGCTCAACATTTGTGTTAATTTCAGACATATGTTTTACTCCTTAAAATTAGATTTGAGCAACGAGAGGAAATTCTTGTACTCCCGAACTTGCGTCTCATAGAGATGCTTTTTCGGAGCGGTTTTAATTTCTGTCTCCATTTGTTCAATTACTTGAGGTTGAATGACGCCGTTTTGCCATACCCACTCAACACCTTCCATTATGCCGTTGACAAATGCTGCTGGTGCTGATGGATCCTGTACAATATCTACGGTGTTCAGGATGAAATCATCCTTCACATACATTGTGCCATTCCTCTGCTCAAGACTACCCATACCACGAGTTGACACGCCTAGTTGAACACCACCTTCCAAGAGACCTTTCACAATTTGACCCATAGGTGTATCCAATATTTGTGCCTTTCCTATCACATCATTGCCTTCAAATTTAAGGTCAGTGATGAGATGAGAAACTTTGTCGAGATTCACGGTTGGTCCTTCAGGGTGATTTAACTCACCGACCGCACGTTTCTTACTTACTTGATCCTCGACGTATTTGTTGACAGCGTTCTCCATAATTGCTTTTGGATAAACGCGACCATTTCTATTCTTTTGTTCGGCTTGTGCAAAGATACCTTCAATGATGAAGTTCTTTTCGCCGTTCTCTTTTTTCTCAACGATGCATTGAAGATCGTTTTCTTGGTACTCTGCAATTAGTTTCATTTCTTATACTCTTTTGCAAATTCAATTCCGAATTTTTGCGCAGCGGATTTAGAGGTAAAGGAGTCGAGTTTTTCGTTATCGATATACACAACGAACTTACCCTTCTCTTTATGAATCATGACAGAAACGCCGTTTACCTTTTTATCGAACACGTGTTCGCCGGCAGGCATTCCTTTCATCTTTTTTTCTCTAAGATCTTTGAAATTGATCATTATTATAACCGCTTTACAAACATATGGAATTATTTATACGAAAAGATTTTTTAAGGAAATATTACTATTATTCAGCGTTTTCCAAGTCTTCATCTTCGACTTCTAAGTCGAGTTCAGCGAGTTCATCGTCCAATTCTGCATCGACTTCGTATTCAAAATCGTCTTCATCTTCGACGTCTTCTGATTCTTCTTGGTCGAAAATTGTACTTGCAATGCGAACTTTCGCCTGATCCAAGGTGTCTTGGAGGCGATCGCCGATTAAGTCGTTGAATTGAGTTTCTGCCGTATTGAAGTCTTCTGCTTCGATTGCCTTTACAAGATCTTCAACAGGATTGCTTGTTTCGATTGGTGCCGCATCAACCTCAGCGACAACTGGATCTTCGATTGGCATTTCTGCCGTTTGTTCTGTATTCATAATTTTCTCCAAAATGAAATAATAAAAATCGCATTAAAAAGAAAGGGGAGGTAAATCCTCCCCTCCTTTATTATATAGTATAGAAATTAATCTATATTATACACCCATTACTGTGACTTTAACGCCAGTCAAACCGACGAGTGAAGTCAATGTAAGGTTGTTCGCATCTACTGCATCAACGTCTACAGAGATCTGTGAACCGTCTGAATCCATCACATTGATGACGAAACCAGTTGAGTTCGCAAGTCCCAGAGCGTGGTTGACAGTCTGTGGAGTGTTAGCAGTGATTGAAACGCTCTGATCAGTGAAGACCTTAACGTTGTCGCGACCTTCAAGAGTCGTTACACGACCCGCAAGAGCAGCGATATCTGAATCATTTGCTACGATCTCACCGTGCAATTCGTTGATTGCAGAGACAAGAGTAGTTGCGGTTGTGTCAAGTGTTTCGCTGAAACCAACAAACGATTTGATCTCAGTGTCGACTGCTTGCAGAGCAGCGATATCTGAATCGTGACCAGTGAGACGAGTCTCAGCAGCGACGAAGCGGAGATCTGCTGAATCGAGACGAGCAGTGATGTCACTGTCAGCGCCTTGAAGTGCAGTAATCGCTGATTCATTGGCAGTGATACGACTTTCTGCTGCCACAAAACGCAGATCAGCAGAATCTAGACGACCTTCAGCAGTAGTTAAACGAGTCTCTGCAGCGACAAAACGCAAGTCAGCAGAGTCAAGTCTTGCCTCAGCAACATCTAGACGTGCGTCTAGGTCTGAGTCAGCACCCTGAAGTGCAACAATTGCTGCTTCGTTATTCGTTAAACGAGTTTCAGCAGCGACGAAACGAGTGTCTGCTGAATCAAGGCGAGCAGTCTGAGCAGCATCTACTGATTGAAGAACAGAGATGTCAGAATCATGACCGTCTAAACGACCTTCTGCTGCAGTCATACGACCCTGAAGTGCAGCGATATCTGAATCGTTACCTGCTACTCTGTCAGAATCTGCCAACTGCGCAGCGTTTACTTCGTTGATTGCGTCGATCAGGTTTGTTGCAGTAAGGTTGTCTGCAAGACTATTGATCGCACCTGCTGAATCACGACCTACGAATAGTTCGAGGTTGTCGATATCAGTCTTAGCAGTCGCAACATCAGAAGCGAGTGTAGAACCTGCTAATGTTGCTGGCGTGATTGCACGTTCTGTATCAAGACCGGAATCAACTTCTGCTTGAGTAGCGAGTTCGATGATACCAGCAACAGATGATGTTGCATAGTCAACGTTACGCTGAAGTACTGTTGCAGTTGTAGCGCCTGTGAAGAGTACGATGTCACCAACTTCAACTTGACCAGAAGGTGAGAAGGTCACACCTGTCATAGTCAATGTGCCGGCAGTATCCGCTACATACTGATTACCATTTACCGCATCAACTGTGCCGTTAGTAATCGCAGTCTGGTTGATAACGCCACGGAAGACGACGTCACCGGTGATATCAGAAGATACCTGACGGAACTGTGAACCGTCCCAGATCGCCATTTCCGAAATGTCTGTGTCATAAATGACCAAACCTTTGTTTCCGCTACCGAGTTGACCAGCAAGGGTCGCTTTCTCAGCAGAGGTGACGTTCTTGATTCGAGCGTCTAATAACTGACCTACTTTGACGAGGTCAATATTGTGATAAAATTGTTTTGTTGCCATTGGAGTTTTCTCCCTATTTCTTATTCGAATAAAAAACTAATTTATGTTTTTTTTTTATAATGTAACAACATAAAGATCGTGCCCAGTGAGATCTACAATAGAGTCAATGGACAAATCAGAATCACTAACATCAAATATGACACCCACCTCATTTCCGTTTGGATCCAGAACATAAAAGTTGGAGAGTGTATCAATTCCTTCGTGCGAAACCGTGAAAGAAGTTCCGCTCAAACTGTATTTATAAGATGAGTCAGTTAGACCTATCTCGGTCGCTGATGTTACCCTTCCTTTCTCATCTATCGTTAAAATTGGTATAGAGTCTGAAGAACCATATGTGCCCGAAACCACACCGGTATCTTCTAAAGAGATTACAGTAAACCCGTCCGAATCTCTTAAATCAATTCCTGAACCTTCTGCTAATTGAATTCCAGCAGAATCGCTTCCTCCGAAAGAAACTGGACTCCAGTTCCCAGAGGCATTTGGCATGTCTCCTGTAGAGGTGTCTCTACTTTCACCAACAAGCAATGAATATTTATAATAAGTGTCACTTTGAAACGATCCATATCCTGTTTTAAGATACGCGAGCATTCCTTCTTGAAGTCTTTGACCAGTAATATCTTCCAGACGGTCTGCTGAATCGCCAGAAACAAAACGTAATCCACCACGGATTTCCGTGTCCAGAACAATAGGATGTTCTGTGGAAGGGGACCACGTCCCTGGCCATGAGTTTCTAGTGAGACCGTCGTAATTTGCCATTACTGGATCCTCACATAAGTATCACCTGGCTGAAGGGTTATGCCATATAATGTATATTCTTCGGAAAGGTAGTCAACTGCCGCGCTGTCAGGTTCAAGATCTACTGTGTACCCTGAAGTGTAATTCACGTCACTCAATAGTGCCTCGGATGGACCAGTCTGTAAGACTGTAGGTTGCGAGGTAGTGGACCTGATACAAAACCAAAAACACTGAGGATCTGCCGCAGGGTTTGTTATCGTCGTCGAAAGATTCTTAGACTGATTCCCCAGTTCAGTAACTGAAGAACTGAAATCGTTTCCGGAAACTATATCAGATAATGTCGGTGGTGTTGCGTTGTCGACAGTAAAGATATAGAATGAAGGATATGTAAAGGATGCTGTGATAACATTATCGTTATCGCTATCGATAGCAGTGTATGCCGTTCCGGTCACGCCTTCGGGTCTCGAGAAGATTACTTCTAGATCTACTGCCCTTCCGTTATTATTGTCTTTGTGCAATGGAGTCGCAAAGGTCATTGTTCCACTTCCGGAAGTGTTGGACAATGTACCACCAGTTGGAGAAACAGTTACTGCAGCATTATTATTGTCATTTAATCCAGTTATCGAGACATTATAGTTTACTGTTGTATAATTTTCAAGGAAATTCTTGCCTGAAAGATTCGCAAAATTAATCGAACCATTCGCATTTTGCCAATTGTAATTAATGGTTGGTCTGTTGTCGTCCCAAACCGTACCGTCATCTTCTTCGAACGAAATACGAGCAGACGCCGAACCACCCGAAAGACCTGCCCCGTTTGAATAGATTTCCGCAGAGTCATTTACAGTAAAGGTTTGCGTCCAATCTACGCCACCTGCTGGTGTTGGCGTAGCACCAGTTGTTGTGTATGCTGAAACCGAATCGTGAACACCGGTGGCATTATCAATTAAAGAAACGGCAGAGATGTATCGGTCTGTGAAATCGTCAGGGTTCTCGACCGTGACAGAGAATTGTGATGCCGGTTGATCCCAAGCAAGACTTTGACCGGATGCTGCCACAACAGGAGAGAAATTCGCAAGTTCTACTTGTAGTTGATTGTCAACAAAACTTACACTTCGAATGGTATACTCTGCCGAATCCTCGAAGAAAGAAGATGTTGTCCTAAACTGATCGTCGTCCCCGCTAGTGACCCATCCGAAGTAAGGATGCTCCGCACCACTTCCTGTTCCTGTTCCAACACCCAACCTATCAAGGGCATCCGACAATGACTCAACCTTGAATTTACGATCTTCTTTGTTGAAGATTAGAATAGAGTCGCTGTCTAATTCGTTGTTCTTTATCGACTTATATTCAACATCTCGGTTATCGAGTAACTGATACGAACCGCCACCAGAAGTAGAAGCGACAACGCCATTAGAGAGGGTTGTTAGTTTTTGCTGTAGTCTTTGATTCGCGAGTTTTTCAAACTCTGATACTTTCTTATTAAATTGCCCGACAAGTTCTTGGAACTTTGGTTCGTAATCTGGAGCAGGTGCACCGTCTTCACCCTTTAGACCTTGTGCGCCTTGTGGACCAATTGGACCAACTGGACCAATGTCGCCCTTTTCGCCACGATCGCCCTTTGGACCTCTTAGACCAATATCCCCTTGGTCGCCCTTTGGACCTTGCAATCCTGGATATCCACGCTCGCCTTTTAAACCTTGTGGACCAATCTGACCGCGTGGACCAATCTCGCCCTGTAAACCTCTCGGTCCAGCAACACCTTGAATGCCTTGTGGACCAATTGGACCGATGTCACCTTTTACACCCTTGTCGCCTTTTAGACCTTTTTCGCCGCGATCACCGCGCTCGCCTTTGATGCCTCGATCACCCTTGAATCCCTGTAAACCGCGTGCACCTGTTTCGCCACGTGCTCCCTGTGGACCACGTGCTCCGCGAATATCATCTGTAATAAAATCTGAGACCCGCTCATTGAGTCTGGTCTCAATTTCTTCTTTGAGACGGTTTTCCTGCTTCTTTAATTGCTCATTGGTGTAAGCAATGTTGAAAGCATGGACGACCGCTGGGTCAATTTTAGACATTTAATCACTCTTCGTCTACCAATTTATTCATATATCGAGTCATTGTCTCGATCAGTTCATCTTCTTGTGTTGGTATATAACGCTCCGGTTGCGAATCTATTTCTTCGTAAGTAAAATCAAGAGCGGTATCCGAATTCCCATCTTTATATAAAAAATGCTCTTCCTGTTGTTGTGGTTCTTGTTGATCGTTTGGTGCTTCTTCAGGTTCATCTGGATCTTCTATTTCGCCAGATTCAATTTCCCCTTTAATTTCTTTCTCCATTTCTTCAATGTCTTCGTCTGAAAGTCTCAGCACATTACGCTGTACCCATTCTTTCGAGAAGTATTCTCCAGTAAACTGAGTAATTTCATTCATCAGTCCAAGTCGCTCTCTTAGAATTTCTGCTTCTTTCAGTTCTGTGAAGTAATTGTCTCTGACGAAGTCGACATGGATATCGCCTTTCCATTGCTCCCAATCTTGCTCGGTGATGATCTGTTTGAGCAAGAGTTGCTTGCGAAGAATTCCTAGGAACATCCATGAGAAACGACGACGAAGTCTATCGATAAACTTCTGGAACTTAACTTCGTCGCGTGAAATTTCTGTTGATCTTCCGAGAGAAAATTGTGCTTCTTGCTCTAGACGGTTGACTGGAACATTCAAAGAGCGATATAATCTCTTTTGGAAGTAAATGATGTCATCAATCTGTCCGAGGTTTTCTCCGCCTGGAAGTGTGGTGATCTCAGTTCCCCGTCCGTTCTCACGGCGAGGCAACCAGAAATCTTCAAGCATTGACATGTGCTTTCGATCGTCTTTGATCTGACCGGTGTTCGCATCATAAACCAGTTTGTTACGATACTTGGTCATAATATCTTTCATATACTGGTCTGCCTTACCGCGTGGCAAGTTACCAACATCAATATAGAAGATACGTCTTTCAGGTGCGCGTGCTAGACGATAGATGACTAGTGAGTCTTCCATCATTCGTAACTGATTGATTGGTTTGAGTGCTTTATGAAGATGTGAGAGAATCTTCTTTCTTGATTCGTCTAACACGCCAGAAGTAATATAACTGATCGCATCTGTCGAGATTCGAACTGCTGAACCAGCAGATCCTGGCTTCTCTTCATAAACATAATATTCTTCGATAGAATCCACAACCTTGACCCCAGTCTTTGGATCTTTTTTGTGCTTTACTTCTTTTACTTTGCGGATTCTTGCTGCGTCGATATGTCGGATCTCTTGGATCCCTGCCTTCATATTCGACTCGTTTACGAGAAGGTGGTGGACGACTCTTCCGTCTACATACCAACCTCGGAAGATATCGTGACCGATCTCATTAAAACTGAGCATGTTGACAATATTTGCAAATTCTTCGCGAATTTGATCTTTAATTTTATCGGGTGCTTCTATAGCATCAGTCGATAATTCAACTGATGAAGATAATTCGGATGCAGAAATCGTCTCGTTGACGATCTCATCGATTGCCATGTCGACTTCGGGGTGCATTGCAACACCACGATAACGCATGATCAACTGTTGATTGTCTTTTGCTTGCTCGCCTTCTTGGTTGACGTATTGTCCATAATACCCAGCACCGCTTGATATATACCCTGATCCATCCGGATCAGTCGGAACGACTGGGGAAGGGAGTTGTTGTTTGCCTGTATTCTTGGACTTGTTCGCCCTTTTTACTTCAAATCCAAAAATACTAAATGAATTGTTTTCTTCTGCCATTTTCTTTTCCAAAGATTGTCCCTAAACGCAAACGCCCAAAGGATTTCTCTTCGGAAAAACTGAGCGTCCTACTATAATTTATATGTGTTCTTAACAACGATTTTTCTCACTAATCCACAACACCGCTCAGGTTCCCATAAAATATATTCAGTGTAAAATAAAAAAATGCGGGGGATTTCGCCCCCGCTCAAAAATAGTTTTAACTTGTTGTATTGCTTTCCCAGTACTGGTAAGAGAACGTTACATCGAACTGTTCGATCTCACCACGAGTATCATAACTCAACTGAATAGGACTAACAACGATCGGGAATGCTCCGCGAATGTTAACGCGCTTGATAACAGACTCGTCGCGATCCAACTGCTCAACAATCAGGTCTGATTGATAGTCAACAGGGTTGACCAGACCAGTGTTTGCTGCATGACCATTGATACCATTCATCCAACGCTCCATTGGATCACGAACGCCGAAATCTGTATCATTGATGATTGTGATTGTCCAATCTTCAAAGGTTCTTTCTGCTGCGACCTTTAACTCACGACCACGGAAGTTGACAGGGAATGATCCGACTGTAGACTGAGGCA